CATAGTTTATTCAATCGTTAAATTAATTGCGGACAAAGCAAAACTTGCTCCATTCCACGTTTACAAAGTAGTGGATGAAACTTCTGCAAAGAAATACAAAGCGTTAATGAGCCAACCAGATAAGATTGAGAACTGGAAGGATGTTGAAAAGCTACATAAGAAAGCATTTGAAATATATACAAAAGATGCACGATTAAACGAGTTATTAAAATACCCTAATGAAGAAGATACCTTTGGCGATTTCGTAGAGGCTTGGTGTACTTTTAAATTAGTTACAGGTAATTCTTTTGTTTACGCAAAGATGATTGAAGGTGGTAACAATAATGGTAAGCCGTATGAAATGTACGTGCTTCCTTCTCAATATATGTACGTGTTAGCGGACATTCAAAACTTCCCTCCAACGATTAGCGGTTACCAATTGAATTATGGTCCACTTTGGAACTTTACTAAACAAGAAGTACTACAAGATAAATACATAAACTTACAATGGAATACAACTGGGAATCAACTATATGGTCAATCACCATTGATGGCTGCTGCGAGAAACTTGACTCGTTCAAACGAAGCCAAGACTGCGGCGGTTGCTTCTTTCCAGAATGGTGGTCCAGCTGGAGTTCTTTTTATGAATGATGATAGGTTTGACCCTATTAGTGGAACACAACAAGCACAAGCACTTAAAAGAGCAGTAAGCGAAAAAGGTGGCTCTGCTAACTTTAATTCAATTGCGGTTAGTGGTTACAAAGTAGATTGGAAACAAATAGGATTAAGTCCTGTTGAATTAGATATTATTGAAAGTGAGAAGTGGGATATGAAAGCACTTTGTAATATTTACGGAGTACCTTCTCAATTACTAAACGATGCTGATAACAAGACTTACAATAATCAAAGAGAAGGAGAGAAAGCATTGACAGTAAGATGTGCGATTCCTTTGTTAGTAGGTATTCGTGATAACTTGAATCGTAAATTACATTCCGACTGGGGTTATAGAAACACGGATATTTATGTTGACTTTGACCCAACTGTTTATAGTGAATTAGAAGCAAACAAAGCAGAGCAAGTAGAATGGTTGGATAAAGCGTGGTGGATTGCACCTAAGCAAAAGATGGACATTATGGGATTAGAAATTCCACCTTACATAGATCAAACTGAAATGGAAAAATTATATATCCCTTCAAGTTTACAAGCACCAGATGAGTTTCAACCATTAACGCTACCAAATGAATAGCCAAGACATTATAGATAAGTTATTTGATTTAAAGGTTGACCTAAAAGCCGACCTTAGCGATGTTATTGATGAAGTTTACGCAAAGTATCACGATACTGTGAATATGTCTTACTCGGAGTTAAAGGCTTGGAGTGAAACTAAATGCTCACGTTTAGCATCATTAGATAGAAGTCCTGTAAATAGGAACTTAAATCTATTGAGCAAGAAAAAAGCTGATTGGGGTGCAAATGAAGTTAAGTCTGCAAACAGAACGATTAGCTTTGTAAGTAGAATGAAGAATATGGAGCAAGGCAAACCTGTAAACAAAGAGTGTCCATCTAAGAGGGATATTTCCTTAAAGAATTGGGCATACAATCCTAACAAATGATTTGGCAAGATTATAGAAAACTATATTTAAACGCAATAAAAACCTACTCACCTAAGTTCAAGAAAGAACTACAAAGGCAAGTGGATACTTATTGCGATACCCAAGATTTAAACGCTATTAGCGACAAGAAGATAAAAAAGACCATCCAAAACGTTCATATTGCAATGGGCGTTAAGATGGCACAAATTTCCGAGAAGAACGTTTCTAAGTCAGTAAAAGGTTATTTCGGTCCAGAGGAGTTTAAAAGTAAGCAAACGGACTTGTTTACTTATGTGATGTTGACTTACCTTGAATTAAAAGGATTGGATAATATTGCAGCAGAAATAACTCAAACAACTAAAAACCAAATTCAACAATACTTGATGAAGTCAGTTGAGGAAGGTTTAACAATGCAAGAAACAATCAAGCTATTAAGAACGGCTGGGATAACGGATTACAGAGCGGAGATGATAGCAAGAACGGAAACAGGTAGAGCAGCAAACATAGGCTCAATGGTTGGTACGGCTTCAACAGGTCTTGTTACTATGAAAGAATGGATTGCTGCAAAAGATAACCGAACAAGGAGAGTTCCAAGAGATATGTTTGACCATTATCATATGGATGGAATAAAAGTAGCATACGATGAAAAATTTAATGTTAAGACTAAGAATGGAGGTTTTGAGCAAATGTTACATCCTTGCGACCCAAGTGGAAGTGCTGGGGATGTTATCAATTGCCGTTGTACGTTAGGTTATGAAGCCGTAAGAGGCGAAGATGGTAAGCCAAAAAGGTTACAGGACAATCCACCGATGGGCGATATGGGGTTAGTTTGGAATTTAATAAATAACGTGGCTTTGATGCAAATTTCTAATTTAATAAGAGATTTGTTAGCAGATTAAAAAAAATTAATAACTTTGTTATATGAGTAAGATTGAAAACAAAAGCTACAATGATATGATTTTGGATATAGAGCCAGAATCAAGAACAGTAAAAGCGTGTTGGTCAAGAATTGGAAACGTTGATTTAGACAATGATATTATCGTTGCTGAAGCGTTTACCAAGACTATCAAAGAACGTGGACCAAAAGGCAAAAATATGATTTGGTCTTTAGTAGATCACAAAGCTGATATGGCACACACTTTGGGTAAGCCTAAAGAGTTATACATAGAAGGCGATATGCTTGTTGCGGTTACTGACTTAATAGAAACTGAATGTGGCGAAGATGCTATCAAGTTATATGAAGCTGGTTTAATCAATCAACACTCAATCGGATTTAGTACGTTAAAGTCAGATGTAAACCAAAAGACTGGAGTTCGTACAATTACCGAATTAAAACTATATGAAGGTTCTGCGGTTCTTTGGGGTGCTAATCCTGAAACTCCAACATTGGGTTTCAAGGGTGAGTTCAAAGAAACTAAAGAAAACTTATCAATAAGATTAGAAAACTTAATTAAGGCATTTAGAGGTGGTACATTCACAGATGACACCTTTGCTTTGATGGAGATTCAAATAAAACAAATACAAGCTGAGTTATTGGCTTTGGAAATTACTGAAACAATCACTCAACCCGCAGAAGCAGTTGAGCCGACACCAGTGGTAGAAGAAAAAAATAATGAGGAAGTATTGAAGGCAATTAAACAATTTAACAATCTATTTAAAAAGTAAAAATGGAAAATTTAATCAACGAAATGGCTGAGAACCTTAAAGGTTTTCAAGCTAATGCAGAAGCTCAAATTAAAGAGGTGGCTGCACAAGTAACTGTTGTAAAAGACGAGTTACAAAAACAAATCGACGGACAATTAGCTGCACAAAAGAAAGCTGCTAAGAAAGAAGTAAAGCACATTGACGAAGTTATCTTAGAGAAATTAGATGGCAATTTCGATGCAATGGAGAAGTCTTTAAAGAACAATGGTAAGTATCGTTTAGATTTATCTGACGTTAAGACTATGACTTTAAGTGGTAACTTAACTGGTGATGCACAAGCATCTTATGCTCCTAATCCAGCTATCCAACCAGCTCAAAGCATCAACTTCCGTGATTTAATCCCAACAGTAAGAAGCGAAAGCGGATTGTATGTTTACTATCGTGAGAACGCTGGTTTGACTAACAACATCGCTGCTCAAACTGAAGGTTCTGATAAAGGTGAGAACAACTACTCTTTAACTGAAGTTAAAGTTGTAAACGATTACTTAGCTGGTTTCTCTACTTTCTCTAAGCAAATGTTAAAGTCTTTACCTTTTATGACTCAAACTTTACCAAGAATGTTACAAAGAGATTTCTTCAAGGCTGAGAACGCTGCGTTCTTCTCTACTGTATCTGGTGCTGCAACAGGTTCAACTACAACTGCTGAAACTAACGATTTGTTACAATTAGTAGATTACATCGCTAACCAAAAGACTGCGAACTTTGTTCCTTCTTATGCTTTAGTATCTCAAACACAAATGGGTCGCTTATTGAAAGCAACTATCGCTGCTGGTTACTATGCTGGTGCTGGTAGTGTTATCGTAAACCCTAATGGTGGAATCACAATCTGGGGTGTACCTGTTGTATCTGCTTCTTGGGTAACTGATGACAAAGTATTGATCTTTGATAATAGCTACTTAGAGAGAGTTGAAGTTGAAGGTTTAGCTATCGAGTTCTCTTATGAGAATGGCGAAAACTTCCAAAAGAACTTGGTAACTGCTCGTATCGAGTGTTACGAAGACATCAACTTAATGTTGACTACATCTGCAATCTATGCTGATATGGGTAACGTATAGTTCTAAGGTTTAGTAAATAAATGACCCCTACCAATTCGGTGGGGGTTTTTTATTGGAATAAATTAAGTAATTTTGTAAAAAAAGGATATGTCTTATTCTAATTATATTAATGACTTTAGTGCCGTTCCTATCGCACCAATAGTTGAGCCAGTTACTTTAGCAGAAGCAAAATTATATTGCCGTGTTACTACAACCGCTGAAGATACCTTGATTACTTTAATGATTACACAAGCAAGAGAAGCTATTGAAGTGGCAACAGGATTGAGTTTAATACCAAAAGACATAACTACTTATTTTAACAATGTTAGTGGTAATTTTGAGATTCCATTCGGACCAATTGATATTGATACGTTTGAGTTGTTTGATATGGAGCAAGACGGATTAGAGGTTACAACTCCTAATTTACAATTGATAGGCAACGAGTTCCCTAAATTAGTTTCACCAAGATATGCCAACTTAAAGGCTACTTATGAGGCTGGTTACACAACTATCCCTAAAGACCTTAAGTTAGCCATATTAGACCAAATCTCTTATGACTACGAAAATAGAGGCTTGGATGGTGATTCCGGTATTTGTGAGAAATCTTGGAAAGCGTGTCAAAGATGGACAAGAATAAGCCCAATTTTATAATATGAAGTTAGGAAAAGCGAAAGCAAATTACGTTGATGCCAACACGATGACTCGTGAGGTTGGAATCTATGCTCCAACAAGGACAAGTGATGGTCAAGGTGGGTACACTACCACATTTGCCCTACAAAGCACAGTTTGGGGTGATTTAAGACCAGATAATCAAGTTCGTGAGATAGGAGAGTCGGAATTACAATTCGACCAAAGGAACAGGCTTTATATTCGTTTTGGGGTTAACATAAACGATTCGTATGAGGTTGATGTTGAAGGTTCAAGATATACGATACATTCAATTAAGAACGTAGAGAACCAAAATAGGTTCTTGGAGTTAATAATTTACAGATAATGGCATTTAGCGTAAACTTAAATGGACTAAAAGACATTCAAGATGCTTTAAAAAACATTGATGTAAAACTAAAGCAAGATGTAGGCGATGAGATTAACGCTTCGGCTTTAAAGATATTAACAGATGCTAAAAGACTTGCTCCTGTTAATTTTGGTCAATTAAGAAATCAAATAGCATTAGTACAAGAAAGCCAATTAACATTTGGGGTTGAATCAAAGGCATCTTATTCGCCTTATGTAGAATTTGGTACTGGTCCACAAGTAAATGTTCCAGCTGACTTTACATCCTATGCTGCACAATTTAAAGGTCAAAAAGGCGGTAAGTTTAAGGACTTTGTTGATGCTTTGACTTTATGGGTTAAGCGAAAAGGCATTGGGGATGGCAAAAATGATAGAGGATTAGCTTATGTTATTGCAAGGAGTATATTACAAAAAGGGATGCGACCTCAACCTTTTTTAATACCTTCGTATGAAACGGAAAAGCCAAAATTAATACAAAGACTAAAAAAATTGTTAGATGTTAAATCCTAATATAGAAATAAAAAAGTGGTTTTATACTAACTTGACAAGTGCAAGTGGATTAGTTGTTTACGATGGTTTTGCTCCAGAAGGTGCAGGTGATGAGTATATTGTAATGACAGGTAGGACATCAAGCCAAGATCAAGGCAAAGCTGGATACACAAATAGTATTAGCATCACAGTTGATATTATTACAAAAAATGCTAACTTTGGTTATAAACGTGCTGAAGCTATAAGCGATTTGATATTAGAAGATATAAACTCGGATACAACAATAACCTTATCAAATGGTTTTGGTGCATCAAGTTTAAGTGTAGAAAGTATTAGAAATTTAGATGGCTTAAATCCTTTAGATAACGTTTTTAGAGTATTGATAACTTATAACATAATAATAACTCAAATTTAAAATTAAATAAAATGGCAGAAACAAAAGTAAGCGGTAGAGATTATATCCTCTTAGCTGACATAAACAATGATGGTACATTCAAGCCTGTTGCTTGTTTGACTACAAACTCTTTAACATCAACTAATGACACAATAGATGCAACTTCTAAGTGTGGCAACGAGTACACTCCAGCACCTTCTTTTTCTCAATCTTTTGAGTGTGAAGGTTTTGCAATTGATGAAACAGGAACTCCATCTAAAGATAGCTACCAACAATTGTATACTGCTCACGCTGCTAAAACTTTATTCGCAATTAAGATGGGTAAAGCAACTCCAGCAGCTGGTGATATCACTTATGGTGGTGCTGGTTCTTTAGTATTTATTAGCGATTTCGGTGTTACTGCTGATGATAAGGATGATGTTAAATTTACTGCAACTTTCGTAGTAAGTGTACCTCCTATTGCACAAACTGAAACTGTATAATAAATAAAAAAAACTATGTACGAATTAAAGACTAACAACAACACAATCCACTTAAAGTGGGGTACTTGGGCAATGAAAAGGTTTTGCGAATTAGAGAATAAAAATCTAATGCAGCTAATCGAGGTTTTATCTGGGGGGATTTATGACTTAGATACAATCGTCCATATTGTCCAAGCCGCAGCAGAAAGTGGATACAAGAGCCTTAAGAAGCCTATTGACTTTGATGAGTTTGATGTGTGCGAATGGATAGATCAAGTAGGTGGGTTATCGGCAAAAG